TCGTAGTTGTTTTGCTCATGTAGATGGAGGACCAATTGTAGAATAATATGGAAAATATCTATTCAGTAATAATCACTGCTCTAACCGTATTAACAGGCACAGGTGCTTGGAGATACTATGAGAAAATAGCACAGAAAAGAGAGGAATCAGAAAACTTCATGCGTAATGATTGCAGAACTAGAATTGCTAAATTAGAAGCATTATTACAAAAGAGTTCTGAAGAGAAAGAAATTATGAGAGAACAAATACTAAAGTTAGTAGAAGAAGTATCAACTTTAAGAGTAGAGATAAAATACTTAATGGAAAATGGCAAAAACAAAGGACTCTAAAGGGAATAATAAAATATCCTTTGGAAAGAAAAAGACAGGAGTAGCTAAAAAATCATACTCAAAGTATGAGGAAAAACCAAAGAAATATAGAGGTCAGGGATAGATGAAAAAAAGGGTAGCCGTAAAACAGCTACCTTTTTTAGTTATGAGAAAAACAAATTATATTATATCTTTATATTTCCAAATAAAACCATAAGCTGATTTTCTTCTTTTACCTAAAACATCGTGTATCTTATTTTCTCTTTTATTTAAAAAGGTAGCAGCTGCAATTATTGTAATAAATTCTTTTATAATTTCATTACTATTTTTATCAATCATTAAAATTGGTTTTCCTTTATCTTTTCTTAATTTACCAGCATTTTTCCCACCACGAGATTTGGCTTCTAATGGTTGAGCTAATGAACCTAATAAACAATTTTTTAAATTTTCTTCTTTTGATAGAGCAAATATACCTTTTTTATTTTCATAAAGTACTTTACCATTATCAGAAGCAATTTTCTTTCTTTCTTCATTCATAGGTCTCCTATTTTTAGAAATAGTTAGATGGCTCATTAATTGAGCATCCGTATAATTACCCAATTTCTCATCTGCTTCTTTTATAATCCGTTCTATCTCTTTCTTTGTCATATTACTTTCTATATGAAATGTTTAAGTGTGCAGAAGAATTCCATTTATCCAAATAATTATTAGGATACCTCAACATATCTTGAGCTAAACCTTCATAACATCTAAATGATTTACTTTTAAGGTCACTAAAATTATCCCAAGTAAATTTAATCATTTGTTCTCTTTCTTCTTTACTAAATTTAAATTCACCATTAGCAAAATTTGGGTTCTCTAAAATCTCGTTTGCAACAAATCCCCATTGTTCTTCCCAAGAGTTAAAATCAATGTGGTAGGTATTCATTCTATCTCCAATTGCTGCTTTTGATACTAATCGTTCTGCGGTTGGACCTGGATTAGTTTGTTGTTTTCTTGCTGCCTCATCTTCTGTTGGGAATTTTATATTTGATGCAATAATAAAATGAACATTCTTCGTAGAAAATTCAAATCCCTCGGAACTTTTTAATCTATGCTTAAGAATTGATTTTTGCATTGGAACTGGTAATTTTTTTATACCCTCTAATGCTGCATTATTTGACCATGTTGCTGTTTGTTGTGTACCAATCATTACTTTAAACACATTCATATTTTCATTATCTGCAAATAAAAACTCACAATCATCAATAAAAATTAATAATGGATTTTCTTTACTTGGTTTATATTGGTCTACTAAAAAACATAATTGATATAAAAAATCTCTCATAGACTTTTTACCAGTAATCATATGATGATTTATACCTGATTTAGTTAAGATTGATACAATCCTAGTTGTTTTAGTAATACCTGGCATAGAAGTAAATGCCCAATGTTTTTTAATCAAGCGGTCATAATTTCCACTACATGCTAATTTAACTTCTGTATCAAAGTATTTCATTAACATTGAACCATCTTCAAGTGCTCTTGTTTGTTTGTTGTTAAGTGTTTGCATTTTGTTTTAGGGGTTTAATTATTTATTCGTTTCTTTTCTTAATTTCTTATCTACTCTCTGTAGAAGTTCAAATGAACCATCAATGCAATATGATTCAAAACCCATAGTAATACCAATCAGTTCTGATAAGGTATACTTCCTATCCTGTCCGTTAACCCACTCTACTGCGGATTTAAGAGATGATTGTCTGATAATTTGTTTTTGAGTATCGTTCATAACTTTTTTGTTTTAGGGTTTAATTTATTTAGTAAGTCCAACACTCTTCATCCACTCGAGTGTTTGTCTGTTTCGTTCCATTAGTTCATCGTATCCTTTTTGGATGGATGCGTACAGGTCTTGCAATTCTTTGTCAGTCATAATTTTAGGGGTTAGGGGTTGTTCATCTCTCATTACCCTACAAACATACGAAGAATTCGGCAAAATTCCTAATGTTTTCTAAAATATATTTTATAAAGTTTGACACAAGTTGTCAAAATAATTGTAGTTTTTCTTTTCGTTTGGACAAGAGGTTGTATATTTATTGAAGTAGTGAGTGTACTATGAAAAATAATTACTGAAGAACTTGGTAATTTAAAAAACTTATAGTATATTCATACATCATTCAGAAAAAACCACAATGTGAGATATTGTGTAAAAGAAATCGGAAGCAATTCCAAACTAAAACCCTGATAAACTGGTAATCTCACTGCCAGTTTTGATGGGTTTTTTTATGCACATATTATGAAGTTTAATAACACATCAAAAATTATCAGAGTTAAACACTCTCAAAACTTTACTCAATTATCTAACGATATGTTGAGAGATAAAAGTTTAAGTTGGAAAGCAAAAGGATTACTTGCTTGCATCATTTCTCTACCTGATGAATGGGTAGTTCTTAAAACTGCATTACATCAATTCAGTAAGGATGGTAGAGATGGTACTATAACTGCTTTTAATGAATTAGTTGAAAGAGGTTATGTTACACAACTGAAAGTAAGAGATGAAAAAGGTAAGTTTGTTAGAGTTGATTATATTGTATCCGATGTTAGATTAACAATCAGTCCATTTACGGATATTCCGAAAACGGACAGTCCGAAAACGGATAAACCGAAAACGGACCAACCGAAAACGGATAACCCCCATGTAATAAACACTATAGAAATAAATACTGAAGAAGTAAATAATATAGAAATAAATAATGAAGAAATAAACAGTACTAGTACTAGTTATGTTTATACTGATATTATTACTAATACTATATCAGATGAAGAATATAGTTATTTAATTAATTCTATTAAATCATCAAAGTATTAATTAATGACAAACTAAAAGTAGTATGTTATATAATCAGATGAGCTTAATCAATACTGAATTGTTTATGCTATTTTATATTCAGTGCTCATCTACTTTTAGATATATGCTAAAGAACCAGGTTGTCATTGACCTGGTTCTTTTTATTTACAGATACTTGTAAATCTAAAAATTATTTAGTATATTTAAAGAATTATTTATCGTTTTTTAAAATAAGTGATATTTATAGTAAAAGCAAACAATGACACCACTCAAACACTGCTACTCATGTAGCATTACCAAACCTACCACAGACTTCTCTAAATGTAGCAAGAGCAAGGATTCCCTTCAACCAAAGTGTAAGGAATGTAATAAAGTGGATAATCACAAATTCAGAACCACACTAAATCCTAAACACCATACTCAATGGCAAAAAGATAATGCTAAAAGAGTATGTGAAATTGTCAGAAAGCATAGAGCTGCTGATAAAAGTGGAAAAATATATTACATTAAGAATCCTGATGGAGAGTATTATATTGGTATGACACTAACACATCTGAAGATAAGATGGGGAGAACACAAAATCCATTACAGATTGGCAAAGCAAAATAGAAGAAATAGATTACCCCTTCTACATGAATCGTTTGACAAATGGGGTGTAGATAATCATAAGATTGAAACTATAATTGAATTGGAAGGTATCAGTAGAAAAGATTTAAGAGAATTGGAAAAGGTATTTATAAAATCATTCAAAGAAAAAGCAAGCATATTAAACACTTACAATTAAAATAAAAAGTTATGAAAGGAAATAAAAAATATGGTATGGTACAATTGCCTGAAGATGTACACCAAAGATTAAGAGAGTTTTGTAAACATAATGGATTTCAGATAGGAGGATTTGTAGCAGCACTTATCCGTCAATCATTAGCTAATAATGAAAGGAAACAATGGAACAAGGATTAAGTTTTATAGCAGTAGTTGTAATAGTTTCAGTAGGTGTTGTAATCAACTCACCTGTATGGTTATTAACTACATTTGGAATAGGATGTACCTATTTAGTAATTAGAGGAAAGAAAAAAGGCTGGAGATGGCCATTAAGATAATAAAGGATATGAAGAAGATTTGTATTATTAAAGTAGGAAACATTTTAGATGGGCTTATCAATGTTTTAACACTCGGATGGGGTAAGGATATAGCCAGTTGGATTGCGTTCAACCTTGGGTACGAAAACTGCGGCTGTGAGGAACGTAGGATTTGGTTAAACGAATTCTTCGGATGTAACGAAGGAATTAAATTATAAACAATTAAATAAAAAACAAAATGTCAGAAACAACAATTACATTAGATGGAGAAGTAGATAAGAACAAACTTTATTTAGTAGACTTCAGTAGAATTGAATCAGTAGAATCGTTAGTGCTAATCTTTGCCTGTATGGGTTTATCATTTAGTGGAGGACATCCACACTTTGATAAGATTAAACATCTATTAGATTTGGAAAATGGAATTACTCCAAATAATCCAATACCACAACAACCGCAGGCATCATCGATGAAATTACCAAAATTGAAATCGGTAAATGATAAGTAAAGAAAAACAGAGAGAACTAATTGTAGAACTTATGAATATGGAAGTAGATAAATACGAACCACTATCACAGGAAGAATTTATTGATTTAAGAGAATTTATAACCACACTAGGTCCTTATCTTCCTGATAACAAAGCTCCTTATGTTTGGGGTATGTTTAATAGATTGAGAAATGAAAATGAACCACAACCTTGCACTTGTCCAAGCAGTGCAGGACATTGGAAAAGAGCAATCAATTATTTATTTGATTGGGTTAATAAGCGTAAGTAATGGTAAATGAAATTTCTAGTAGTATTGAAATCCAATGTGCTAAAAGATTAGACACATTATATCGGCAGAGCCATACATGGTTAGTAAAGGTAGGTTACAATATCACAAAGAATAAGCAGGAGAGTGAAGATTTAGTAATGGAGTTGTATGAGTATCTACATAAGAAACGAAATACAAAATTGTTTTGGGGTGATTCATATAATACTATGTATTGTATGAGTTTCCTAAAACATAGGTGGATAAACAAAACAAAGAAGTTAAATAGAACTACCTACATTGATGAATTCTATACCAATCAGCCGGAAGAGATTTATGATATTGATAAGGATATAGCAATGATGAATGCACATACGGCAGTAATGGATGAGATACAAAGATTAAAGAAAACAAAGAACTTCGCACCTGCAATGTTATTTGAGTTATACTGGTCATCAGATGATACCTTACAACAGTTGGCAGATAAAATCGGAATATCTAAATCAACAGCATTTATCAATATAAAAAAGATAAGAGCACATTTGAAAAGTACAATAAATAATCCATTCGTACCATAATGAAACCTAATAAACCTTCAAAAGATTATACTCTCTTTACCCTTTTCATATTCTATATCCTATTCTTATTCTTTCTTCTAATAATTAAGTTACATTAAAATGAGAAAACCATTACCCCCAAGCCGTATATGTAAAATATGTGGTGTAGAGTACAAACCTACAACTCCAGTCCATAGTTGTAGAGCGTGTATAAATGAATTAGCAAGGATTAAGAATAAGGAAAAGATGCAGGAACGAATGGAAAGTGGTGAGTGGATACCTTATGAAGAAATGCGACCTGAAGAGATGAAGGGCAGTAAAGATGAAATAGCAAAAAAGTATCGTAAATTAACGAACGAGATTTTATTGATGAGTAGAGAAGAATACAGAGATTATCTAAAAAGGAAATTAGATGAGATAATGAGTAACGGACCTCTATGGAGATATTTGACAAGGGAGGGGTTGGGGGAGACTCTTCCTAAAAAAGATGTCGTAAAAGAACCCAAATTATCTAAAAGGCAGAAATGGATACAAAAGGGTGATACACGCAATTTAAGTTGGGATGAGCTGGAAAGAATGGGATTCGGTTTGGATGAAGATAAATAATGAGAATCTAATTCCCATTAGATTGAATTGGACAGATGTAAAAGAGAATAGGATTGAATTCGAATATACAGAAGTATTATGCATTGCATGGATATACATTATGGATGATGAAGATTACATACTACAAATGTATGAGATAGATTTCCCCCTCAACTACTAAAGTATACCCACTCTGTTATATAATTAAATAATATAAATAAAAATGCCATTTCAAAAAGGACATAAGTTAAGTAAGGGTAGACCGCATGGTGCATTGAATAGGAGTACTGAAGAAGCAAAGTTAACTATTGCGAGAGCAGTTAATAACACACTTAACACACTATCATCAGATTTGGAAAAAATCCGAAAGAACGACCCTGAAAGAGCAATCGAACTCTCTCTGAAGTTGATGGAGTACATGCTTCCTAAATTGAGTAGAACGGAACTGAAAGGGGAGATAGAACAAAAGATACAATCTATAAATGTGAATATAAACAAAACAGGTAGTGAATCTGGAAATTAATACTACAATCACTTTTGAGCACTTATTAGATTCAACTAAAAGAGTGAGTCAACACATAGGTGGCACACGTTCGGGTAAGTCGTACGGAATACTCCAATTTCTCATTGTAAGGGGGCTAGAATCAACGCAAACCATTACGGTGGTACGAAGAACCATCCCATCACTAAAGAGGACCATAATCAAAGATTTCACCGATATACTGAAAGGATTAGGAGTGTGGAGAGATGATGATTGGAACATTACTGATAGAACCTATAAGTTGGGTGATAGTATAGTTCAATTTATCAATTCAGACGATCCTGAAAAGTTAAGAGGATTAAAATCTGATATTCTATTTGTGGATGAAGCATCGGAATTAGATGAGGAAAGTTTCTTTCAGTTATCAATCCGTACTACAGGTCAAATCATACTTGCTTACAATCCAACTATATCACCTATGCATTGGTTAAGACAGATGCAGGATTGTGATAGGTATGTTACTACCTACAAAGATAATCCGTATCTACCAAAGGAATTGGTTAAGGGCATTGAAGAATTAGAAATAAAGAATCCAAAGTATTGGAAGATATATGGTAAGGGTGAGTTTGCTCCTAATGATAAAGCAATATACAACTTTGAGATAGTAGATGATTACGAAGCAGAGTTTGTTGGATTCGGATTAGACTGGGGATACTCACAAGACCCTACTGCAGTAGTAGCAGTGTATAAGAATGGTGATAATCTTTATTTAGAAGAGATACTATATGAGAAGGGATTAGTTCTAAAGGATATAGGAGATAGATTAAATAAGTTAGATATAACAAAGCAAGAAGAGATTTGGTGTGATTCA